TTGTCTGCCAAGCGAACTTGAGGCCTTTGTGCAATTGCCTCCAGTTGACGAACTGGCTTTAGCGTGAGCGCTGGCAACTGGGCAGGCATCGCGCGCTTTGGTGGCGTTGGCGATAACCTGATTGCCAGCAGCGTATTGGCTGGCCTAAAAAAACAATATGGCAATGTTGAGGTAATTACCGCCAGGCCTCAGCATGTGGTGTTTGAAAATAACCCATTTATTGACAAGCTATCGGTGCGCAACCCTGGCGACCCTGATTGGGGCGATGGGCATTCGTGGCAGGCGTGGTTTCAATCCAGGGCAAAAGAATATGAATTTTTTGCCAACTTATCGCACACTTGCGAAACCACCGGCGTGTTCCTTAAGGTGCAATCAGCATTTTGGTGGCGACAAGAAATGCGCCGGCTGCTGGCCGACAAAAGTTATCTGGAAATAGTGCATGATGTGTGCGGGGTGCCTTACGCGGAAATCAATCCGAACTTTTATCCCACGGACGAAGAAAAGGCGCTGGCGCTGGATACCAAAGCCAAGGTTGGCAACAAAGTGATTGGCTGGGTGCTTACCGGCACCCGCGTGGATAAAGTTCACCCGCAAGCCGATATTGCCATGGCCAAGCTATTGAGGGAATTTGGCGTGCCAATTATCATGTTTGGGGCGCCTGGCAAAGACTTTGAATATGCCAAGCTGATCCAAAAAGAGGTGGTGAAACTTAACCGATCAGATGCAGGGCTGCACCTGGCATTAAGCCCCGACCCTCTAAATCCGAGCTGGGGCATACGCCGCATTTTGGCGCAGGCGCAGGCGTGTGATTTGGTAATCGGCCCCGATACCGGCCCCATGTGGGCAGTGGCCATGCACGCCATGCCCAAGGTTATGTTGCTATCGCACGCAAGTGAGCGCAACATCACTGCGCACTGGAAAAACACGACGACGATGCACGCAGATCAAGCGCGAGTGCCATGTTGGCCGTGTCATCGACTGCATGACGACTACACGACTTGCGTGGCAAACGTCGATAAAAATGGGCCAGCGTGCTTGACGGACATTTCGGTAGATGAGATTTTTTCAACCGTGGTAAATTTACTTAAGGAGTGACATTATGGCAGCAGTTAGTGCTTATGCGGAAAAGGCATCGTTAGATTGGCTATTGCTTGGGGCTACACCAACACGCCCAGGCACAAATGCTTGTGGACTTTCACTTGGAGCACCGACCAGCGTGTCTGGCTCTGAGATTACAACCGGCTCTGGTTATGCTAGGCAGACCGCAGGTTTTATTGCGGCGGCTTCTCCAGGCGGCTCGGCAACCAATACCAATGCGATGACCTTTGGGCCATTCTCTGGTGCATGTTCTATTACTGGCATTCAGATTTGGGACACCATCTTGACGCTTAACAGCGGCAATATGCTTTGGTATGGCAATCTGGCAACTGCCCGCACTTTGGGAATTGGCGATAGTCTGGTCATTGCTTCTGGTGCGTTGACCGTTTCACTGGCGTAAGCCATGGGTGATGCACACAAAAACTTTGCATACAGTTTAGTTGCTACAGCGCCTTCTCCAGCATCGTCAGGCACATCGTTAGTGTGCACTGCGGCGGATGGGGCTAAGTTTCCGTTGCCGCCATTCAATATGACGATTTGGCCAGCCGGTGCTCAGCCGTTGACTAGCAACGCTGAAGAGGTAACGGTTAATGCACTTAGCACAGACACCTTTACTGTTGTCAGAGCGCAAGAAGGCACATCAGCACGGACTGTGGTTGTTGGGGACCAGATTGCGGCGACTATCAGTGCGAAGACATTAAATGATGTGGAAGGCAATCGTGTGCCCACAACCGACGAGGTAATACAAGCGGACTACAGTAAAGTCATTCCTAGAAAATTGACTATTGCTAGTGGCAAAAAATACGTAATTCGCTCTGGTGGAATTTTGAGGATCATATAAAATGGCACAACTCGATTTAACTAACATTGCAGCGGCTTCAATCGCAACGCCACCCTCTGGTGTTTTATCCCTTTATTCAGAGCTAACAGGCCCCCCCGCTAAACGCCTTTCGACAAAGGATGATGCCGGTGCGGTTGTAACGCTAATTGGGGCGGCTACCGCAGACCAAGGCGCAGGGCGCTTGACAAACAAAGACCTTGATGATGCCACCACCAAGATTGTTGACGATGCAGATACCACCAAGAAACTGGGCTTTTCATTAGGCGGCAATACCACCGGCATAACGTTGACGCTTTCTACTGCTCAGTCAACTTCCCAAACACTGAGTTTTCCGAATATCGCTGGTGCAGATACACTGATGACCTTGGGACTAGCGCAGACCGTTACTGGAGCGTTGACCTGCTCTGGGCTTAATGCTGTGCTCATGTCCAGTTCTGGCTTGACAATACGCAATCCTGCAAATACATTTAGCTACACCCTGGTAGGCGCTGCAATCGTTGCAGCACGACAATTGAATTTGCCGCTTATTACCGCAACAGACACCTTGATGTGTCTCGGTCTTGCGCAGACCGTTACTGGCATATTGACTTTGACCACTCCGGTCATTGGTGCAGCGACAGGCACCAGTGTAGTGCTCACCGGCGTAATTACATCCTCCAGCCCGACAGCGGGGATTGGCTATGCAACCGGCGCTGGTTCAGCCGTAACCCAGCTAACCAGCAAAGCCACCGCAACGCCAACTATCAATACGATGTGCGGTAAGGTGACGATGAATGCAGCATCGTTGGCTGCGGACACTTCAGTGACACACACGCTGACCAATTCAAGTATAAGCACCGAGGACATGATTATTGTTAATCACGACAGCGGCGGCACGCTTGGGGCGTATAATTTTGCAGCAACGGCAGGTGCAGGCTCAGCGACAGTCACGGTGCATAACAACACGCCAGGCGCATTGGCTGAGGCAATTGTTTATAACTTTATGGTATTCAATGGAGTGGTAGCATAATGACACCAGCAGAGGCGTTGGATTTAATTACACAAGCAACTGAAAAATATCTTGGCACCAAGGCTGATCATTTTATGTTGCAGCAAGCCCTGGATGTGATGAAGGAAGCAATTAAGCCGTTACCAGACCAGCCGCTTAAAGAATAATCATGTTTGGTGCCAATTATTTCGGCCAGGGATATTTTGGCGGGGCACCTTTAGCTGGCGGGGCGCAAGTCCAAAACGCCTCAGCAAATCTAGCTGGGGTCGGCACATTAAATGCTGTTGCAACGCTGCGGGAAGTTGCCACAATAATTCTGCCTGGCGTTGGCACCGTTACAGTTAATGCGCTGATTATTGCACAGGCCACCGCGCTTTTGCCTGGCGTTGGCACTTTAACTGCCGATGGTATTCCTGAGCAGTTCGGCAGCGCCACTTTAGCGGGCGTTGGCACAATATCTGCTGCCGCAATACTGCTTGAGCAGGCTACTGCCCTGCTTAATGGCGCCGGCACCCTGCAAGATGCTGCGCTGCTGATTGCAGCGGCACGGGCAGCCTTGCCTGGCGTTGGCACTTTAACTGCCGATGGTATTCCTGAGCAGTTCGGCAGCGCCACTTTAGCGGGCGTTGGCACACTTACCGTCATCACTATACTGCGCGCCCAAGCAAGCGCGCTGCTTGCCGGGATAGGCACGCTGCAAGACAAAGCACTGCTGATCGCGCAAGCGCAAGCGACATTATCTGGCATTGGCACATTAAGCGCCGACGCGATCCCATACGAATTTGACGCTGGCGAATCGCTCGCCGGCGAGGGCTTCTTGACCGCAAACGCTAGATTGCAAGCGGCGGCTAGAGCAACGCTGACTGGCGACGGACTGATTGTCGTTGACGCCGCTGTTGCCGGGAAAGTGCAGGCAAGCGCGCATCTGCATGGGAATGGCACGCTTGTTGTTGATGCTGTCAATCCGAATGTGGTTGCTGCACCTTCTGGCGGCGTCACTAAGCCGCACAGAGGGAAACCGGCGCATATACCGCGATTTACTGCGCTGCCCGAACTCCCTACGCCGACGCCGACGATTTTCGCAGAAGCGCACTTGCGCGGCAGCTCAAACATAGTCGCGCTGACTGAGATTAAGAATTTTTACAACCAAGAAGCTGAATTTTTATTATTGGCAGCATAAAGGAAAATACCATGAAATTCCTGAACTCACTGATCGAGCTGGACACCAAGGCGTTTGACAGCACTGGCAGCTTTAAGGGCTATGCTTCAATTTTTGGCAACGTTGATCTAGGCGGCGACATTGTTGAGCGCGGCGCGTTCAAGGAGATCGTTCGCGGCAAAAACGGGATGGTCAAGATTCTCAACCAGCACAATACCCGCGATCCAATTGGCATCGCAGAAGTGAAGCAAGACGATGTTGGCTTGAGTTTTGACGGGCAACTGATCCTCGAATCCGCAAGCGCGCGCAGCGCGTATGCGTTGATGAAAGGTGGCGCGCTCGATGGCATGTCGATTGGCTATGACGTGCTAGAAGGCGGCGCTAAAATACTCGAAAGCGGCATTCGCCAGCTCAAGGCGTTGAAGCTCTGGGAAATCAGCCCAGTGACTTTCGGAATGAATCCACTTGCTGGCATTGATGCCGTCAAGACGACCCCACAATTTGAAACAATTAGAGAATGCGAAATCTGGCTTCGGGATGAGCTGAATTTCACAAACAGCGCGGCAAAAGAGTTCGTCGCGCGATTTAAGAAGGCGTTGGTTCGGGATGAACCGCCTCGGGATGAGGTAGAAGCGCAAGCAAGGCAGGAAATGCTCGAAAACCTCAATAACTTTCCAAAGGAACTATGATGAAAACGTATCTCATGCAAAACAAAACGAAGCTGCTTTCCGCTTTGACTTTGTGCCTGGGCGCCGTATTTGGGTTAATTGACCCAGCTATGGCAGCAGTGGGCGGGCTAGTGCTCGATGTTGAGCCAGAAAGCTTCAAGCAGTTGAACGAGGCCTGGAAAAAGGCTATCGACGGCGTGAATGAAAACATCAAAAAGGTGCAGGATGCGGCCAACGACGCACTTGAGGAAGTGCGTAAAGAAGGCACTTTGCACGCCAAGACGAACGAGGAATTAACCAAGCTCGGCGAGGCAGGCAATGCACTATCAATCGACCTAAAGGCGGTGCAAGACCGCATCCTCGAAGCTGAGCAGAAACTTGCTAAGCGCCCAAGCGGAGAAGGTGGCGGTGAGGTCAAGTCTATTGGTCAACTCGTCATCGAGTCCGATGAGTTCAAGGCAGCAAGCTTAAGTGCCGGCAAAGGCAAGATCAACATGGAAGGCGTGAATATCGGAAGCTTCCACAAGACCCAGATCGTCAACGCTACTGGCTTGAGTCAGCCGCTAGTGCCTACCGATCGCCTTGATGGCGTCGTCATGCCTATGCAGCGTCGTCTTACGATCCGCAATTTGTTGCCGAATAATCGCACGAACAGCAACATGATCGCGTTCGCAAGTGAAACGCTGTTTACCAACGCGGCTGGTGCCCAAGGTGGGCCCACTAGCCCTATTGGCAATGGCGAAGGTGAACTCAAGCAGGAATCAGCACTAACTTTCCAGCTTAATAACACCCCAGTCTGTCTGATCGCGCACTTTATTCCGGCTTCGCGTCAGATTTTGTCGGATGCACCAATGCTGCAAGGTTACATCGACGGCCGCCTGCGTTATGGCGTAGCGTTGAAGGAAGAAACTGACTTGCTCACCGGCGACGGTGGCGCAGGCACGTTGAATGGTCTGATCAATCAATCTGCCGCTTTTAGTGGTGGTGCGACTAACCAGACAATTTTGGACACATTGCTCAAGTCAATGCTGCAAGTCAGCTTGCAAAACATGCAAGCAACCGGGGTGATTATGCACCCGACTGACTGGACTGATCTGCAATTGCTCAAAACGACTTATGGCGAATATCTATTCAGCGATCCGCACGGCGTTCAAGCGCCACGGGTTTGGGGAATGGATGTAGTTGCAACCGCCAGCATGACACAAGGGAAGTTTTTGACAGGCGCATTCACTTTAGCGGCCGAGCTGTTTGACCGCGACGATGCAACTGTGCGCGTTGCTGAGCAACATGCAGACTTCTTTGTGCGCAATATGGTGGCAATCTTGGCCGAGGAACGCTTGGCGCTTGCAGTCTATCGCAGCGCTGCGCTGGTATACGGCTCAGTGAGCTATGCGGGCTAATTTTTAGTCCAAACGAACTCCCTTGGCCGTAACTGGCCAGGGGTTTCCACGGAGGGGATAATGGAAGCACCAACTGCACAGATCAGATTGAAAAACAACGTAATTGTCGCTGAGGGCGCAGGGCCCTCGATTATTTGGGTCACACCGAGCAGGGCACGCTTTTTAATTGACGCTGGGGCTGCCGACCTGTTTGGCAGAATGCCGACAGAACAACCGAGCGCGGGCCCAAGCGAAACAAAGCCGCAGGAGCCGCAAGAAAAAAAATCCTCTGCCATCGCGAGGGATGGCCAATTGATAGATTCAGCTTCGTCGATGCCAGCTCAGGATGCACCAGCTTCGCCTGCATCGGCGGCGGCACCAGCATTACCGACGCGCAAATTAGCAGCCTCGAAAAAGCGCAAAAAAGCAAAACGCTCAAAGTCATCGCGGTAAATGACGCATATCGCCTAGCACCATGGGCAGACGTTTGCTATTTCGCAGACGCGCAATGGTGGGGATGGCACAAGGACAAGCAAGAGTTTAAGGACTTCGTAGGGCAAAAATGCAGCATCTGGGTCAGCGGCAACGCAATTGATGATCCTGACGTGCATATTTTGCGCAACGCGAGCGAGCATCACGACGATGGCGGGCTGTCTGGCAACAACGAAAAGCTGGTGACTGGCGGGAATAGCGGCTATCAAGCGCTGAACTTGGCAATCCTAGCTGGCGCTGAAAAAGTGCTGCTCGTAGGCTATGACGCGCGCGAGCCAATCAGCGGGCAGACAGGGCACTGGTTCGGCAACCACCCGATCAAGGAGCCGCTTGCAGCCTACGCAATGTTTCGGCAGTCGTTCAAGAAAGGCGCATCTGCGATCAAAGCAGCAGGCGTGCGCGTGATCAACTGCTCGCTGGATAGCGCGATAGTAGAGTTTGAGAAAATGAGCGTCGATGAAGCCCTGCGCGTATAACCTGATCCGCAGTGAGCCACATTATCGGCGCGAGGCATTCACTGCCGGACTGAAAAAAAATGGCTTCGACGTGCGCGAGCAGCTCCCTTTAACTATCAACGCTGGCGATCTGTTGCTGATCTGGAATAGGTATTACACGAATCACGATCTTGCGCAGCGCTTCGAGCGCGCCGGTGGGATCGTGATAGTTGCCGAGAATGGTTATTTGGCGCCTGGCGGTGGTAGCCCTGTGCATTTAACACCACGCCATATTTACGCCGTAGCACGGAGCGCTCACAACGATCACACGACAGTCAGATCAATCGGCGTAAAACGCTTTGAAGCGTTGGGCGTGCGGGAAATGCCCTGGCGCAGCAACGGGAATCATATCCTGATCGCGCCAAACAGAAGCTTTGGCACTCCAGGCAGGATGATGCCGACAGATTGGGCGAGCGACATGCGCAAAAAGCTCGAAAAGCTGACGAAGCGCGAAATAAGGGTGCGCCCACATCCAGGAAACGACTTGCCAAAAAAGCCGCTTGCAGACGACTTGCGAAGCTGTTGGGCAACAGTGATCTGGGCGACAAGCGCTGGCGTTCAAAGTCTGCTCGCCGGGATCCCGGTAATCTGCGAGGCGCCATTTTGGATTTGCAAGACAGCGACAGTTACGCTTGACGAGCTGATCAAGCGCAGCGCGAGCGCGCCAATAGAGGCGATAGACGCGCCGAATCTTGGCGCAAATAGGCTCCCGGCATTGCAGCTTATGGCTTGCGCGCAGTGGGATATAACTGAAATCGAATCCGGGGTTTGCTTTGATCACTTGTTACACGCAGACTGAGAAAAACAAATCAATCGCCGTATTGACGGCTTTTGCCGCAGGCTGCGACGGCAAGATCGTGAGCACGAACGTGCGCGAGCTTTTGCCTGGCGCTGCTGCGTTTTACGGTGTGCGACCTGCTTGGGCACACTTGTGGAATCAAGCGAAAGCCGAGCAGCGCAATTGGTATTATCTTGACAACGCATGGTTTGACGTAGCCCGCGAAACTTACTTTAGGATCGGCGTTCGCGCCATGCAAACGTGGAGTATGAAGCCCAGCAACGGTAAGCGCCTCGCCAAGCTTGGCGTGCGCGTGAAAGCGTGGCGCAAGAACGGGAATCACATTGTCGTCTGCCCGCAGTCGGATGAGTTTATGCGCACTATTGATTGGCCGAGCTGGCGCAGCGACATGCTAAAAGACTTGCGCAAGCGCACTGATCGCCAGCTTGTGATTAGAACCAAGAAGTCTGCGCCACTCGCGCTCGATCTCAAGAACGCCTGGCTGTTGGTCACGCACAGCAGCACCGCCGCCATCGAAGCGTTGGTGGCAGGGATCCCAGTCCTCGTGACCGACAGACTGTGCGCAGCAGCAAAGTTTTCCTCGAAAATGGTAGAATCGCCGTTAATGATTGCCGGTCGTGAGGATTTAGCCGAGCGACTTGCCGACAGTCAGTGGACACTCGATGAAATGCGGGCAGGGATGACGTGGGGGATGTTGAATGCGTAAGGGCTGGTTCAAGTTGCCAGGACAAAAAGGCGACAGGACTGTTGACGAGCAGACGACAGGGTTGCTGCCGCTGTTTGACGTAGTATGGGGCAAATCAGTTTTAGACTTGGGCGCGGCAGAAGGCATGATCGGCGCTAAATGCCTTGAGCATGGCGCAATGAGCGTGCACGGCATTGAAATCTCAAAGCTGGCAGTCAATTTTGGCACCAGTCTGCTGCACGGTCGCAACATTAAATTGCACCGCCATGATTTGAATGACATTGCCGGCTTGCGCGCGCTGCTTGCCGAGATCGGAACGTATGACGTTTGCTTGATGCTTGCGATCTTGCACAAACTAAAGCGACCAATTGATTTAGTTGACGCAGTGATCGAGCACCATCGCCCTGAAATTATCGTGCTTAGAATGCCGCCAGGCACTCCAGGCTATGTCAAGGACAGCCGAAGTGGGAATCAGATTTTCGACATTAACGCCCGCTTGCGCAAGCATGACTTTACGCTGCAAGGCGTCAAGACTGGCCACTTCGATGAGTGGGTAGGTTACTATGCCTGACACGACAGACGAAACACTGATCAGCGAATATCGCCGATTGATGAAAAAAGGCAAGAAAAGCGGCAACTTTAGCGGTCTATCAGTCTTGCAGCACCAAAAGACTATCGCGCAACTGATCGCAAAGCACGGCGCGCGCACCCTGCTCGATTACGGATGCGGGCGCGCTGCTGCTTATGCTGCGCCAAGCAAGATACATAAAAAGTGGGGCGTGCTGCTGCCGACGTTTTACGACCCATCATGGGAGCCGTTCGCGCAGAAGCCGACTGGCGTTTTCGATGGTGTGATTTGCAGCGACGTGCTTGAGCACATTGGCGAGCAGCACATCGACGCAGTGATCAGCGAGTTGATCGCTTATGCCGATAAGTTTATTTTCGCCAGCGTCTGTTGCCGAGCTGCCAAAAAAACTTTCGCCGATGGCACCAACATGCACGTCACTATCAAGCCATATGCTTGGTGGCATGCCAAATTTATCAAGCTATGGGATGGCGGTGCCGAAATAACGCTGATCGAAACGCAGTAGCATGGGCATGGGCGACGAAATGATCGCAAGTGGGCAAGTCATTGCGATCAACGAAAAAACAAAAAGGCGCGTTCAAATTATCGGTCTTGATGGCGCAGCGCGCTGGCACCCAGTCTGGGAAAACAACCCGCGCATCGCCAGACCACAAGATATTGGGCATTTCGACAAGCTGGTGAACGGCGGCAATGCTAGACCGTATATTTTAGCTAAGGCGCACGACTGCTGGATTTGGCGCGACTTCAAGTGCGTGCCTGGTGAAATTTACCTGAGCGACGCTGAGAAACGATTTGGCGCGAGCTATAAGCCGCAAATCATCGTTGAGCCAACGATCAAAGCGCGGGCAAGCCCGAACAAGCAATGGGGATGGGAAAGGTGGCAAGAGTTCGCAATACTCGCGCACGCAGCAGGCTTTAAGCTGACGCAAATTTCACAGTATGGCACCACGTTGCTGCCCTATGCGCGCTATATTGCCACGCCTGACTTTCGACATGCGTGCGCTGTGCTTGCGAACGCAAAAGCTTATGTCGGGCACGAGGGCGGTCTGCATCATGCAGCAGCAGCATTCAATGTGCCAGCAGTCGTGATATTCGGCGGCTTTATCAGTCCTGCCCAAACTGGCTATGACATGCACCGCAACTTATTCACTGGCGGCAAGCCCTGTGGGCAACGCATTCACTGCGAGCATTGCGCGAAAGCAATGGAGTTGATCACACCGAAAATGGTTTTAGATGAGCTAAAGGGATTATTTTGAATAATGCAATGAAGCTGGTTGGCGGGGTTTGGCTGCCTGCGCACGAAACGCACTTAGTCGATTGGATGAAAACGAAAAACCAAGTGATCGAGGGCAAGCTGACTTATCAACTGGACAAGCAGAACGAAGCCCTTAAATGGGTCAAGAACTGGCGCACTGCTGTCGATGTAGGCGCGCATTGCGGCTTGTGGAGCATGAATCTGATCAAGCGCTTTGCAGACTTGCGGGCGTTTGAGCCTGTCGCGCTGCACCGCGAGTGCTTCGAGCGCAATGTGGTAGGTGGGAATCGCATCCTTTATCCGTTCGCGCTAGGTGAAAACGACGGCATGATCGCTATTCACACTAGCAACACCAGCAGTGGCGACAGTTGGGTAAATGGCACTGGCGATATACCGATGCACAAGCTTGACGATCTTGACTTGGTCGATGTGGATTTTATCAAGCTTGACTGCGAGGGCTATGAGCTGTTTGCGCTGCGCGGCGGCGAGGAATTATTGAAGCGCTGCAAGCCTTGCGTCATCGTCGAGCAGAAGCCTGGGCGAGCGCAAAAGTTCGGTCTACCAGAAACCGGGGCGGTTGACTATCTGCGCTCACTAGGCGCGCAGTTGCGCAACTTTATCAGTGGCGATTACATTTTGAACTGGGATTAAAAATGATCACAGCACGCGGAAACTATACAAGAGGCACCATTCGTGTCATTGAGCCGCCAGCCGTCAGCCCTGCCCTGTTGAAGGATGTTAAAGAGTGGTGCAGAATTGATGCTACAAACGACAGCGAGGACACGACGCTCAAGCTGCTCATCGACATGGCCATAGGCACCGCAGAGGACATAACGGGGCGCGCGTTCGTCGTGCGCAAGCTCGAACTCAACTTGCCACACTTCGAGCGCGTGATTGAGCTGCCATGGCCGCCGCTAATCGACGTGGAATCTGTTTCTTACATCGACATTCAAGGCGCCACGCAGATCGTTGACCCTGCAACCTACGAGATTGATACCGTCAGCGAGCCTGGAATGATCCAGCCAGTCTGGGCGCAGTTTTGGCCAGCGATTGTGCGCTACACATTCAACCCAGTGAAAATTGTTTTTCGCGCTGGCTACATTGCGCCGGGATCGCCGCCTGACTTGACTGATAATAGCTATTTGCCGCCAGAGCTGCGACTGTGGATGCAAAGTCGCATCGCGTCATTCTATGACAATCGCGCGCAGTATGTTATCGACACGCGCCTGGTTGACGTGCAAGTGCCACGCGACTTTGCTGACGGACTTCTGGATTCGCTGATCGTCGCAACCAGGATATTCTAATGCGCCCAGGTCAGCTAGATCGCCAAGTCACCTTTCAAAAAAAGCAGGCGACGCAAGACCAAGTTTATGGCACCGACGTTGTTGAATGGGTGCCGGTGTTGTTTAAGGTCAATAAATTGCACTTTGATGAAAAAATCAACGGGCATGTGCAGTCAATAAACAAAATAATTATTGGCGCAGCCTACACTTTTGAGGGCTGGGTTAATCTGCAACACAATTTGGAATTTGGCCCCGATTTAATCGCAAACTTTTTCCTGCTGTCTGATTTTGGCGCGATAAATTATGCGTCTGGAGATATTTATTTTGGCGCAGCGCCGCAATTATATTTTTCACGGCACTACGACGCAACGCCAGCTTATGTTGGTTACCCTGCCGACCCTGGAGCAAGCAATTTACTTAGCAATGTCGATTATCACATTATTTATACTTACGATGGCACCACCGGCAAAATCTATTTAGACGGCGCGCTTGACGTGACTGGCGCGCAAGTAGTGACCGGGACAATCGAAAATTGGTTTACTGTTGGAGAAGTTTGGACAGGCGCTTTTCGCACCGGCGAAATGTATGGCATTCGAGTTTATGATCGCGCAATATCGCCGACTGAGGCTGCCGAGCATTATGCTGGCGTTTTTAACAATGACGCAAACTTGCTCATCCGTTGGGATTTTGATGAGGGCGCTGGCATTGTTGCAACAGACAAAAGCGGGCATGGTAACAATGGCACCATCACTGGCGGCAGATTAGTTGCAACCGCAACAGTTGCGTCGGAAAACCCTGCAAGCTGGACACTGGAATTTGGCGCGACTTTAATATCAACCACTGAGCTTGATCCTGACGGCGGCAATACTGCCGCAATGTTTTCGCTGCCTAACGCTGGCGCAGCAGGCATTGGCTCACAGGTCGAAATTGGCGCCTACGGTCTGTTTGATTGGACCCTTATTGGCGATGGCGGCGCATCTGTGTGGCTCAAAGCAGACGTTGCTGGTGATATTTGCTTAACTGATAGCACTGGCACTTATAGCGTCGTGATCGCAGTTACTACTGAATGGCAAAGATTCCAGACTGGCATCTACCTGCTACCGACAAGCGTATGGGATGGCTTTTATCGAGTTGCCGGCAGCGCGGTTGCCAATATCTCAGTATGGCACCCTATGCGCGAACCTGCCTCGATTTTAGACAATAAGGTCGCCGCTGAATATGTGGACAGCACGGCATATATTGCGAAGCATTACACCTACAACGGCAATACTGTTGATGCTTTTCATGTCGTGACTGCTGGCGTTGGCGCGACAATTTCGCCGCCAACTTGGGTGCAGCGCAAAGGCAGCAAAGCGCTAGGGGTTGCCGAGCGCTTTTGCGTGCAGATAGTTGACAGCTTGCCTAGCCGCTCTGAAATGCAGCAGCAGCAACTTGTCGTGAGCAAGAACCAAAGCGTGCTGCGTATGCGCTACCGCGATGACATTGACAGTTCAATGCGGATATTGCTGCACGGCGATGGTGAGGATGTGATTTACCAGATCATCGGCGGGCCCGCGATGATCGGTCGCAAGGAATGGCTCGAAATGACCATCGAGAAATACTCAGCATGATCGAAATCCACGTCAAAGGGTTATCTGATCTGCAAAAGTTTCTTGATCAACTACCAGTGAAAATGGAAAAGAACATCGTGCGTGGCGCGCTGCGCGCAGGCGCGAAGCTGGTAGAGGCGCAAGCAAAACAGAATGCGCCGATCGGGCCCGTCAGCCCTACTAACGCTCGATTGCATGGCAGCTATGCTGGCGCAATGCGCGACAGTATCCACATAACATCGAACGTCAGGGGCGGCAG